CGCTTTATATTCTGGATAAACCGATTTGCGCCAGCTTCTATGGTCGCAAGCAATAACCATCTCGCCATATTCTGATCTGTATTTTACATTATACATCCTTAATGAATTAAGAATAAAGTGGCGAATCATGGATTCATCTAAAGTATTTGCTGGTTGAGAAAATACGGAGGCGATTGATATTGCTGAGAAGTCGATAATTATCATATATGGTTAACTTTGTTATTAATAATATTATATACTAAAATTGAGGCTTTGTAAATACTATTGTTTCAGTATTTTCACATGAGAATGATGAATACGGCAACTTATTATGCCATTGTGATAATCCTCGCGTAATAAAACTTCTCTATCAAATTGTTCCTTTGTTTCCATGTAGGAGAGTTCTCCTGCTCCTTTACATAAGTGCAGTATCTCTCTTTTGACAGAATCTAAGCCATTCTCTTCTATTAATTCTTTAACAGCTTCACTTGATCCACAGTAAGTTTTCCAATCAGATTCCTTTAAAGATCTGCGCTTTCTTTTCTTTCCTTTTAACGGAGGACGAGTCACCTTACTCCAAAACCGTTTTTTTCCGATATATTTCATTCCATTATCGAAAGTTACTAGATAAACAAATCCAACATAATCCTCGATCATCTCAGTTGTAAATTCTTTATCGTTATATAACCACATTCTAATTTATATATACAACATTATAAATAACATTAATATGATCCCGTTTAAAGATTTTATCAAAGAGGAAGAACAAAAGTTTCAACCACCGGCTGGAGCAGTTGCAGCAGCTAAAAAGGCTATTGAGTGGAAAGAGAAATACCCCAATGAAGTTAAAGCAATGACTCGCACTGGATGGGTAAGAGCTCGCCAACTTGCTGATGGAGATGAGATCTCTTATGATATATTAAAAAGAATGGCATCATTTAATAGGCATAGAAAAAACTCTAAAATTTCCCCTGAAAAGAAAGACCGCCCATGGACAGATAATGGATATATGGCCTGGCTTGGTTGGGGTGGCGATCCTGGTGTTGATTGGGCAATAAAAATGTCAAAGAAAACTCGTGAAGCTGCAGATGCTGAAAAGGATTAGCTTTTATAAATAACTATACATAAATTAACTATACATAAATATAATAAACAATGAACCTATCAAATAAAAATGAAGCTTTAGAAAATGTTGCTAAAGCAATTCTCGAAGGCAACACTATTGAAATTGAAGAAACTCTTCAAGAAGTTAACGGTGACGCCTATCGTTGGGAAGATATTAATAACGCTCTAATGCAAGCGGGCTTTGGGCCAAAGGTTATCATTAAAGTTTTAATGAAGCTTAAAGGTAAAAAGATTAAAGAAGGTGTTGAACTTGATGAAGCTACTAAAATTAAAGCTTGGACTAGTGGCGGAAGAACTGCCAATGAATATGCTGAACTAACACAATTTGCTGGTCCAAAGGATCTTGAAGATAAAATTGGTACACGTAAAATGGTACAAATTACAATTGGCAAAAAGTATATTGAACTTAATATGTCTGACGTTGACGTTCTACAAAAACTTTTAAATAAGATCAAATGAACTTATCAAATAGAAATAACAGTCTTGAAGAAGCGGCAAAGGCAATTATGAGTGAGAATGCAATTATTCATAATGATTTTCTTAATAAGAATCTCGGAAAGGAATTGGATCTTACAATTTCTAGCGTTTCACAAGTTCAAAGATCGCCTGGTAAGTTTGGTAAAGCCTGGGTTATGACTTTCAAAGGGTATGACAAGAAAAACAAGAGCGGTATGAAAGCCGAATTCGGTTTTGATCCAAAGCTTAGCAAGAAGTATAAAGCAGGAGATAAAGTTAAAGTAGTTCTAAGTAATAAACCAAACTATCCAAACATTACTTCAATAGAAAAAATTTAATATATGAATCTATCAAATAAAAACAAAAGGCTTGAAGATGCGGCTAAGGCGATTCTTGAGGGTAAACCCATTAAAGAAGAAGCAAAGGTTCTGCTTGAAAAAACCGAATTGGCTGGATGGGAAGATGGAGGAACACATGCAAACTCCACATTTAAGCTTCTTGAATTTATTGGCCCTGATGAATTGGAATCAAAGTTAGGCACTCGTAAATGTTTAGAGATTGAAAAGGTTAGTGAAAGCCGCACATCTGGTTCGGCTCGAAGAACATTCATGAGCTTAAACGCAAATGACATTAATGAATTAAGAGAGTTTTTAGCAGAATACTCAACAGAAAAAGACGAGCCAAACCTTAAGTAAGATATACATTTAGAAAAACACCCGCTCTGAATTAAACCAGTGCGGGTGTTTTATTTTAAATGGTGGAGGTGCCGGGTATCGCGCCCGGGTCCGTTAGCCGAAACTAGCGTCGAATTCTTTTACACCCCCTTTTTATTTATTTTTCTTTGGTCTAACACGGAGACTTTCAAGTTCACGAATCTCTTTTAAAATATCAACGAGCTTAGCTTCGCTCTTTTCAAGCTCTGATGATAGCTTTGTGTTTTTATATTTGTAATATTTTGAATCCCACTTAAGGCATTCCAAACGGTCAAAAATATACTTTTGTTTTAGCTCTTCTATCTTTTCCATATTATTATATTAATCTGGAACAACTGCTAAGATTTCTTCGGTGGCGAATTCGATCTCATCGCCATCACAATCTGTTCCATAAAAGCAGCCGTTTCCGCAATTCTCATTAACGATAATTTGCATACCGTTAACCATCACAGAATCACCGGCCTTAATGTTTGTAGTGTAATTTGTTTCTTTCATAATTAAAGTTTAATTAGGTCATTCAATACATATTCGTTTCTTCCAAACTTGCGTTGGATAAACATGATTCTTGTCTTTGGTGAGTATGTATTCTTAAAAGTGATTCCTGTTTCGCCTACTTTAATAACTGAGCCAAAGTTAGTTTTATCTCCCTTTTGAAGTTCAAGTTTAGCAATATTGGCTTTCAGTTTTTCGAATTTAGCGCTGGTTGTTTTTTTCATAATATAATTAATGGTTTTTATTTTTGATTTAGTTTATTTCTTAGTTCTTTACACTCTGTATTTAAATTGTGAATAGCGTAATTGAACTTTTCAATAAGTTCGTTGTGGCTTTTAATTAAGGTCCAAAAGTTTTCCTCAGTTAGTTCTGGGATACTCTTTACCTTTCCGTCGATTTCAACATTCTGTGAGTGAGGAAACTCAGTTAATAGTTTTTGTAATATTATTGATTTCATCTTAAAAAATTAGTAATATTAATCTTACTACCCAGTACCAAAAGATGGCGCAGACTATCGTCATAAGGGTGATTCTTATTAAATTCATGTCTTATCGAAAGTAAACGTAAACGTCGCAATGTGAGGCAAGTGAAACTGGGCAGAACGATCGCGTCTGTCCTAGGAAGTTGCAGCTTCTTTTATAATTGGGGTTATTCTCACCCCAACGGCCTTGACATTTTACATATTGGTTAGTCCCATAGAATGATTTTCTGAACGTAGCCAGAGATTTCATATCTTCTTCATTGTCCATCTCTACAGTAAATCTGTAGCAGTGAGTGCGATTTGGTTTTGTTGTCATAATATATTGGTTGGTTGTAGTTAGGCTGCGCAGGCGATCAAAAAGATGAATGATGCGGCGAGGATGAGAATGGCGGTAAAAAGTTCGGCTATATGAATCATGGTCGTTTTGGTTATTAGTGATCGCGATCGAAAATCACCTTGCCATTGAACTCCAGCTTTTCGTAGGCCATGATTGGACACCCGCAGGTGCCTTCGAATTTGCGGGAAACGATACCCTTAAGGCTGCATGCCTTCTTTGGGCTTTTTGAGAAGCAGACGACGGTCTCTGTGCCGCATTCCCAATCGCCTCCAAGTGAAGGGGGATTCTGCTGATGTTCGGTGTAAGTATATTTGTACATTTTGTGGTGGTTGATCGGGTTGGTTGGTGTCCCTCTCTGTAGTTATATTATACCATAAAAAGGCACATTTGTAAATAAAATAATTCACAAAATGCACATTTTACTCTACAACTCCCTTAGAATAAGGGTTTGAAGACCAAAAAATATTGGGATATTATACCCCAGCTTTCCTTAAAATAAGAGGAAAATGCATTTATTGATCAAAATCACCAACCATATCGTCATGAAGGTGAGATCCACAGAATGGGCAATGCTCAGGTTCATGGCATTCGGTTAAGTCATTGATGTCTTCGTCGGTGTCTTCTACTCCTGAATAATAGATCTCAGCGTGATCGTCCCAAAAGACGTCATATGAAATTTTACACTTGATGCACCTATATTTGTCTGTCATATTATCCTTCGCACGTTTTACATGTCATCAACGATCTAGCTAGTTCCTGAGCAGGGTTTGCACTTCGTTGATAGTACATACCTTTAATCCCATTCTCCCATGCAAATATCATTAGTTCGTTTACGTCCTTAGGTTTCGCTTTAGGGTGAATCATAATATTTAAACTTTGTCCTTGATCAATAAATTGTTGGCGTTGAGCCGCCTGAAGAACAATTTCTCTTTGGCTAATTTCTCCAAACGTTTTAAACACGTCCTTTTCTTCTTCGGTTAATCCTTCAATATGTTGAACAGATCCACCATGCTCCAAGATATCTTTCCAAACTTGAAGAGTATCCATACCTCTTTGCCTTAATAGTTCTTTTAGATGTGGATTCTTATATGTGAATTTACCCTTAGCCAAATCCTTTGTAAAGTAATTACTATTAAGTGGTTCAATACTTGGACTTGTTTGTCCAAGAATAAAACTAGAAGAAGTTGTTGGAGCAACCGCCAATGTCGTTGAATTTCTTTTACCATAACCTTCAAGCAGTTTAGGTTCGCCATATATCTCAGCAAGTTCGGCAGTAGCTTTATCAGCTTTTGTTCGAATTGTTGACCAGACCTGAGTATTATGTAATTGAGCTTCAAGACTTTCAAATGCAATCATTTTAGATTGAAGATAACTATGCCATCCAAGAACGCCTAATCCAAGAGCTCGTTGGTTTTTAGCAAACCTTCTAGCGCAATCCATAAATGGCATACCCTCAGTTTTATCAATGAACTCTGTCATTACCGAATCAAGAAAATAGATCAGTGTTTCAATAGCGTCAGTCTCTTGAATCTCATCCCATTTTTCTAAGTTCAATGAACTAAGGTTGCACACAAAGCTTTCATCCTTATCAGTGCTTAAGTAAATTTCATTACAAAGGTTACTTGCGTGGATGCGTTTATCTTTATCTTTATAAACTTGTGGTTTTTGATTTTCTACGTTATCCGTAAAGAAGATATATGGATAACCACTTTCAAAACGTTTCTTAATAACCAATCCCCAGATACGACGTTTCTCTTTGTCGCCTTCAAGCATTGTTTTCATGAAGTCATCTGATACACAAACGCCAATTGACATATCTTGAATCTCATGACCATCACTTCTAATCTTAAGAAACTCTTCAACATCTGGATGATCAATTGGAAGGTATGCCGCAAAGGATCCACGACGGACATTTCCCTGTGATACGACATTCATCAACTTATCATATAGTTCCATGAAGTGAACGGCTCCTGTGCTTGTCCCTTGATCCTCACCAATCTTAGCTCCTCGTCCACGTAATGCGCCAAAGTAAGCAGAAGTTCCTCCGCCATGTTTTGTCATCATGGAGATTTCAGCAAGCTTATGGCCTGTTATAGATTCAAGAGTATCTTCAATATAAGATCCAAAACAACTAATAGGTAAACCACGAGTTCTTCCAAAGTTACTCCAAATAGGGCTCGAAAGAGAATAAAATCCTTTATGTAAGTAATCTTCAAATTTAAGAGCAAACCCTTTAATACCTAAAAGTGTTTCAGCGTGAGTAGAAATATCACGCATCCTTTGCTCTGGTGTTTCGCCCTCAATTAAGTAACCTCTTTCAAGAAATTTACGAGAATCTTTATTAAGCCAATCGATGTTTAATTCGTTATCAATCATTTGTTAAATTATATATACATATTAAAACAAGTCATCTTCATCAAAAGATTGGCTCTTTTTAGAATATTCAACAGGTCTGCTATGGAAGAAGTCAGTCATATTATTACCATGAAGTTCTTCTTCAAACCACATAGTAGATTCAAGCAATTTTTCGTCAATTTCAAATGGCTTTTGAAAACCAATATCGCCCATGCTTGCATTAATTCTATTCTTAATAAACTCTTTTAGAATTGGAGCAGATAAACCTTCTTCGTCAATACCATTAACGACCCAATCAATAATTTTGGATTCGGCTTTAAACGCTTCATGCGCTGCAGCAACAATACGCTCTTCAAGTTCATCATCAAATAACTCAGGAAGCTCTTCACGAATGGTATTAATAATTTTCATACCAACCATTGCGTGGATACGCTCTTCATTACGAGTATATTTTACTTGTTGATCAGTGTCTTTTAAAACGTTTCTATAACGAGCAAACCAGTTAATAACGTAGAATTGAGAAAACAACGAAACGTTCTCAACAAACAAAGTAAATAATGTAATAGCATATAAGTATTGCTTCTTACTATCTTTATAGAACCGGTGAGTATATTTCTTAAGATAATTAACTCGGCCTTGAATAAAATCCAATTTAAGATTCTCTTCAAACACATCCTCCATATCTAAAATAGAAATAAGACGTTCATAAGCATTGTTATGAATAACTTCAGTGTTGGCCATAACATACCCAAGATCTTGAAGTGATGGGTGTGGAAGGTTCTCTCCAAGCTTAGCCCAAAATGTTTTTACAGCAACTTCAATTTGACCAATCGCGCTTAGATCACGAATAATAATTTGTTGTTCTTGTTCGGTTAGGACTGTTTTAAATTGATGGATATCACTTTTAAAACTAAATTCTTTGTCGGTCCAAAAGCCGTTGTGCATGCTTTCAATAAAGGCTTCGGTCCATGGATAATGATTAGGTTTTCTGCTTACCTGCTCATCAAAGATTGTGGGATTGCTCATTTAGGTTACTATAGTTTTGTGGTTTTGTGCTTATTACAGGCACGGGTTGATTTCGTTATGATAGTATAATTATATCATAACTAAGCGATTTGTAAATAACAAACTGTGGTTATTTACAGACCGTTACTAGAACGACGTCGAATTGCTCGAAGTGCGCCTGATTCTGAACAGCGTAAAACTATAGTATTTTTTGAATGCTTTGACGCATAATCATAAATTGATTTGTGTGTTTCGTTGTCCATGTTTAAAAAGCGGGCCCATCTTTCGAACTTCTTACGTCCACTTCTAAATTTTTCAAAGCAATCCGTATCAACATCAAAAATTTTCCAATTATCACCTTGGTTGTATTGATTATATGAGCCTTTCTTAGAAGGTCCTCCGTTGGTTGTTGCTGTAGTAGATGTCGTCATGCTTGGCGTATCTTCGTTTGTCTCGTTAATATCCATTTTATATTTTTGTTATGTTGTTAGTGGTAACCAAAACGAATTGGTTGGTTTTATTATCCTTTGCTTTATAAATTGGAATATTAAATATAGTTCCAATCATATTAGTAGAGTTTTCATTAATTGTTAATGTTGTATTACCAACCGGTGTAAGCATATTACCATTTGCAAAAAACAAATCTTCACCTAAAAAATAATTACCAGATTGAATACGGGTGTCTTCAATATCTTCATTTAAATCAATATCAGTTGCTGGATTATAACCAAACGCTTCTTCTAGGAGCTCTCCCATTAATAGCTCAGACATTCCGGTATGTTCCTTAATCAAATATAATCCGGCGGCGTAACTAGCAAGCGTTGATTTACCAAATGGGATTTTATTTAATAACCGTTTAATATTAAAAACCAATTTATGAAACAAGTTATACACTTCCTTTTCCTTAGGAGTCTCTGGCTTTTTAATTACCTTACCATTTTTGTCTATAATACCATTTTCAAAAGCGCCAGTTTTAGTCCAAGGCATGGTTAATAACCTTAAAAATCGTAAGGCAAAAAATGTATCGGCCGCTTTGAATAGGAATCCCACTTGTTTTATATTTTATTTAGTTTTTTTACAACGTATAGATCACATGGAATATTTATAAATTCGCGCTCCTGAATATAGTTTAAGTATAACAAGAACGTTTTTAACGCAGGATGAGATTCTTCGTCCATTTTAAAGAAGCACATTTTAGTTGCAGCCTCGATGTTAAAAACATTATATATTGAAATTATATGATTTAATATTAATCTTTCTTTTAAGTCGCCAGAGTTTTTATATTTGGTAAATAGTTTCTTTACATATTTAAATTTATTCAAATCTTCATAAAATTCGTCAACGTTTAATACTCTTGGATTAGTATAATGCTGCGCTGCATATAATGAGAAATTGTTTAAATTTAATTTTTTATTTTCCTTTGTCATATTAACCTTATATAATTATATATAAGGATTATTAAAGATTAACCAACGATGTCGTTAAGGTCTTTACCGCCCTTTAAAAAGTGGTTGATAGATTCACCAAGTGCCGCAGACTTTAAAGCGGTTACTAACTCAGATTCTTTATTAAAGATAGTAGTTCCAGATGGATCAACCACGAAATATTTACCATCTTCGGTAGAACCAACAAAGATATCAGCCCACTTACCAGCTCGCATTGATATACCAAACAGTTGAGTCAGTTTAAGTTTTTTACCAGAAAGAGAATTAACAACCTTTGTTGTTGTATTATCTACTGGAGCTTCTTTAAAACCGACCTTCTTTAGAATGGAAAGTGTTGAACCAGAAACAGCTTCTTCAAT